CGCCACCGATTTGGCTTGGTACCGGTCCAAGGCTTTAAACGACATTTAGGTCTTCGACCTTTTTTAAAAAAGTATTATCAATTCAACGAATACACACATAAACAACTCAACAGATGAACAGCACCATTAACATCAGCATTAACATTGATCGATTAATCGAGAAAGTAGAAGTTTCGATTGTTCCCACTCGTCCCGAGACAGATTTAACCGAACACCCCGAAAGTGAATGTGAGTTTCGGGCGAGCTTGGAGCAAAGACTGAATAATGAGTTTGAAATACTTCCAAAGCTGATTTCAAAACATGTGTCCGGAACGCTTGCAGGCTTAGGGTATTTTTCAAAAAAACACCATTAACAACTCAATACATAAACAGCATGATGACTACAGAATTCAAAACGCGCATTATTGATGCCATCAACGGCAACCGAAAAAACTTCCCATCCGATGCCAAACAAGCCATAAGCTTGGGCATAAAACCTGCTCAACTTTCACGCATTAAGCAAGGCGAATTCGAGGCCGTGCTCAGCGATGCCAATTGGATCGCCATCGCTCGTAAGCTCGACGTACAGATGCACGAGGCAGCACGTTGGATAACAGCCAACACCCCTGTGTTCGACTACATTACCGATCAGTTATCGTTTTGCAAAAACAACAGCGTAAGCCGGATGCTGTGCGACCGTGCAGGCATAGGCAAAACACACTCGGCCAAGGTGTTTGCGGCCAACAACGCCAACACGGTATACATCGACTGCTCGCAAGTCAAGAGCAAACAAAAGCTAATCCGAAATATAGCCAAAGAATTTGGCGTAGGCAGTACAGGACGATATGCCGACGTGTATGCCGACTTGGTGTTTTACATGCAAAACATGACCGAGGCTTTGGTGATACTCGACGAGGCAGGGGATTTAGACTATGCTGCGTTTTTGGAACTGAAAGCGTTGTGGAACGCTACCGAAGGATTGGCAGCATGGTACTTAATGGGTGCCGATGGCCTAAAAGCCAAAATGGAAACCCACATATCGCACAAAAAAGTAGGCTATGCCGAAATGTTCGACCGCTTTGGTACACGATATCAGAAAGCCAGCCCCGACGGCAAAGAGGACTTCGACCAATTCAACCGCACGCAAATACAGATGGTGGCAAAAGTGAACCAATACAATGGCGACTTCAATCGATTGTATGTTTCGACTGCAGGTTCGCTTCGCAGACTTAGAACCGAGTTACAAAAAACAAAAATCGTCGCCTAATGAAACGAGCCATCAGCATAGCGGCGCTGCTAAGTAAGAAGTTCAAGACCATGGCTTTCGATGGGCAATGGGCGGACGCAATAGGCACACCCGAGATGTCGGGAGTATGGCTCGTATGGGGGCAGAGCGGACACGGCAAAACAGATTTTACCATTCAGATCATGAAATACATAAGCCGTTTTGGTCATGTGGTGTATAATACGCTCGAAGAGGGAACCCGCAAGTCGATGCAGGACGGTGCGGTTCGACATGGTTTGACAGAGGTTGCACGACGTGTGAAGTTTCTCGACCGTGAGCCGATGGACGAGCTGATCGAGCGACTAAAGCAACCCAAAAGCCCCGATGTGATCATTATCGACAGCTTGCAATATTCGGGCTTAAACAAGGAAGCGTATAAGCAGCTAAAGGAGCAATTCAAGACCAAACTTTTTGTGTTTATTTCACATGCCGATGGACGATTGCCCGACGGCCGAGTAGCCAAATTTGTACGGTACGATGCCGACGTCAAGATATTTGTCGAGGGCTATGTGGCCAAGATAAAAAGCCGTTACGGAGGCGGTGCAGACTTCACCATATGGCACAAAGGAGCAAAGGATTATTGGAATAATAACTAAACAAGAGCAAACACATGAACGCAACCCGAATCGCACGTCAACGCCTGCAAAAAGACGAGCAAATGGCCACGGTGATGAAGCTCACCGGAATAACACAAGACGAATACAATATGGTATTTATGGAATCAGCTTGCCGATTTATGGACGAGCTTTACCCAATCGGCAGCACATTCGAAAAGTATCGCAAGATTTACTTTGCAGACCCCAATTTTTGGGCATGGTTCACCACCGAATGGAATGCATTCGAAAACGGATTCTTGCTGATGGTAAGGACCACAGATATAAAACCGACCCACGAGTTCTGGAGTTCGCAAATGATGAACACCATTGCACACGACGCATCTTTCGAAAACAATTTTCACAAAAATTACATCAAAATTTTATCACATAAACACGTAAATGTATGAACAACGAGGCATTACAAGGACTGACCATCGAGCAGATAGAAGCTGCTTTATCCGAAAAGAAAAAACAAGCACAAGCCGATCGAGAAAAAGAGGCTAAAGCTTATGTACAACACCGAGACTTTGTCATTGAGCAAATGATAGGCATGGCCGTAGACATCGAACAAATGATGGTCGATTTCAAAGCCTACTGTAACGAAACTATGGACGATCAAGCATCCAATTTGGAAGCTTACGGCAAACTACGAGGTAACAGCAAGGGCGGTTTCGCCATCACGCACACAGACAGTACACGACGAGTTATTCGTATACGCAGAACCGAACCGCAGTGGGACGAACGAGCAGGGAAAGCCGTCGGCATGATTCGAGATTTCCTTAACGAAACGGTAAAAAAGCATAACAAAAAGCTGTTCCAAATCTTAATGACATTTGTCGAACGCAACGAAGAGGGCGACTTAGAATACGCAAGAGTGATGAACCTAATTCAGCACGAAGATAAGTATACCGACCCTCGATGGGTAGAGGGAATCAACCTAATTAAGGAGAGCTATTCGAACCGCCTTAAAGGATACGGTTATGAGTTTAAGGTAGCCAAAGAAGATGGGAAATGGCATACCATTAACATGACATTTGCAAGCATTTAAAAACGAAGGTATGTCGGGCAAACAGCAAGAACGTGGATCGAGGCTCGGTATGCGAAACGAAGCGATACTCAAACGCTTCGCTCAATTGAGCAACATGCGATATAAGGGCAAAACAAAGATGTACACAAACGACACCATATTTGCAATGTTGAGCGAGGAATTCTACCTGAGCGAGCGAACCATTAACGACATATTATTCAGAACAAAAAATGAAAAAGAAAGATATTAAGTTATTCGGAACTGCATTTATGCAAGTGCTGTTCGTAAGTGCTAACATCTATTTTGTGAGCAATTCGATGTGGGTAGCCGTTGCGGTTACAAGTTTCCTAATCAGCTACCTGTGGACAATCAATGTCAAAAAAATAGCGATAAGCAATATTATCGACAGATTGATATACAGCACCGGGGCGATGGTCGGAGGTGTAGCGGGGCCGTTAATGGCACATGTCATAAAAATGATAATATGAAAATAAAAGCAACGACACTCGAAGCTTTCGCAAAAGAGATACACAGCCCCGACTTGCACCAGCAGGTCGGGAGCTTTCGAGAGCTTGAGTCGGCTACATTGAAGTGGTTAAAAAAATATATTAAACATGTACAAGCAGCTAAGCATATTCGACACAGTCGAACTAAAACAGGAATCGGTCGAATCACCGAATAGGTGCAGAACCTGCACGCACATCTACAAGCACCAGTACGGAAAAATGAAGTACTGCGAATTGAAGACAGACAAAAAAACAAGCTACGGACACGCAAGAGTACGATCAAACGATAGAGCGTGCGAACTATACGAGAAAAAAAATGAATCAATTTCAAAACAATAACAAACAATGAGAGAGATAAAATTTAGAGGCAGTTTGCTCAACGATAGCAATCCTTATAAAAAAGGTGAAGTAATAGAAGGCGGTTACTGTAAAGAAGGAGACAAGCACTTTATTGTGGTAAAGCACAATACATTCGAAGTTGATCCCGAATCAGTTCAAGAATTTACCGGTTTTAAAGACAAAAATGGGATAGAAATATTCGAGGGCGATATATTGAGCGATTGGACCGAGGTTGATGGCGAACAGGTACAATCAAAAATGCAAGTTTATTGGTGCGAAAAAACAGGAGCTTGGAAATTAGACAACTCATTTAATCAGGACAAATCAAGTGGGGACTTATTAAGCGAGGAGTTGTCAGATTTTGACTACGAGATCAAGTCGATTCGATAAAAAGACCAAAAAAAGAACAATTACCATTTTAACAATGAACTACTCAGCATATTTTGCAATCGAAAAAAAGATTAAGAGCACAGGTGCCGATATCGACCGTGCCGATCTGATATCTCAATTTACAGACGGAAAAAAGAACAGCCTTCGCGAATTGACAGACAAGCAGTATTTTGCATTCCTGCATTTCTTAAACAACAGAATTGCACCAAAACCAGAAGTACACAATGGTCTCGACGATTGGCAAAACACACCGTCGAACAACATGCGTCGAAAAGTGTATTCTCTTTTGGTAACGCAAATGAGATACACACAGGCACACATGGAGGAATGGCTACTTGGATACTCTGTTCATAAAAAAAAGTTACAAGAGCATACTGAACGGGAGCTTGTCGACCTTGTCAGTCAAGTTGAGCAAGTATACGCCAGTTGGGTTATCGCAATCAATAAAAAAAATAAAAAGCATTAATATGAATCAATACAAAGTACTCGTTACAGGTTCTGCAGATGCAGAATTGATACTAAGCTATAAGGCTTCGGTTTTATACAAAGTTGAATTTATTCGCACAAAAGTAAGCGATGAGCAGTGGAACAAGCTGATATTTCTTTGTCCAAAAAAAGAGGCGGATCTGTACTCACACGGCTTCCCCAATGTTGATATTATGCCAGTAATTAAGCAGAGGTCAATGTTCAGTCGTTATATCGATTTATACGACGAGTTCTATTATAAAAAAACAGGAATAAAAGCACGCATGAGTGCTATAGAAGGGGCTTCGGTTAAGAAGATAATCGCCCATTTAGAATCAATCGAGAAGGATAGCGAATCGGCACTTGCGTTATTCGATCAGGTTCTCAAGAGTTGGGATAAAATCGACGAGTTTTACCGTAAGCAAATGGAATTAAGGCAAATCAATCACAATTTGAATACAATTTTAAGGTTATTGAAAAATGGAGATAGCACTTCAGCAAAAGGGCATTATGCAAATGACCTTAGAGCAAGCCTCTAAAACAGATTTGATTCGCCAGTTTAGTAAGCTATCGGTAAAGAATATAGTCGAGAATGCTTATCCGACTTTGTTTGAACTAAAAAAAACCTATGGCGAAGACAAAACGGAGAAAGTAACAGCGATTGTGTTCAAAGATTTATCTGAAAGTTTTGGTGGTGAGCTGACAGATACACAGATTGTAGAGTTAGCGATAGAGACCAGTTCTTCAGATTTTCAGCACATGAGCTTAGAGGACATCTACTATGTATGCAGATCAATCAAAAAAGAAAAGCATTTCGGGAAATTGAACGTCAATAAGCTGATGACGGAACTCAACAAGCACGCCGATGAGCGATTTGAGGCGGTTATGGAATACAACAGGAACAAAGATATTGAAAGGTTTCGTGAGTGCGAACGTCAGCCATGCGACGAGGGTGCAGCAAAACGGCTAAGCGAGATGCAGGAGCGTATCCATAAAAAATTAAATATTCCAAAAAAAAAGTAATCAAACACTTGCAGAGGTAAAAAATAAAGTGTAAATTAGCAACTTGCATACAGGGTAGTCTCATCAAAAAAAGAAGCTCCGAATTTCGGGGCTTTTTTTATGCGTTCTATATTCGTTCCACATCAATATTCATGTTTGTTGCGACGTACACTCGCAGCGTCGAAGTATCGAACAGTGTCGTATCGTAGCTCAGCTTAATCACTTTTAGTTGGTCGAATGGCATATCAATCTCCGAACTGGTACGCATCAATGGAGTGCTGAGGTCGGCATTATTTTCTTTCAACTTAAAACGATGCATAATTTTATGCAATTCCGATGCCAGTGCAAGGCTCGGCTCAGCTTGTTCGATAAGGTCAAAAACGACCAAATGCAGAGTAATTTGAGCCGGTGCGGTTTGCAATCCGTCGCCTTTGGTTTCCCATTGCAACGGGTTCGCAAATTCAACGTAAACGGCAGGCAATATCGGGGCTTTGGTTTCCTGGTATCGGTTGTATTGGTCGTTAAACCAATCCACTGTTTTAATCGTATTTAAACGCTGATTAATTCGGGTTTTAATGGCGTTGTAATAATTAATGTACATAGCTTTTATTTTAAATCGGTTAATTTAAGAATGGCATCGTGCAGTTTTTTGTCTAAGGCGGCCGATTGACCGATAAACTTACGCATAGGCATACGTGCGGTTTTGCGACCGAACACCTTTATTTGACCGCCTTCGTTGTGCACGTTGGCATAAGGCTTATCGCTAAAAATGATTACAGTCGTGCCTTTAACCACAAATGTAATACTGTTTTCGAGCTCGCTTTTTTGGCTCGACAATATAGGGGTTTGCCTTGCCGTCGGGCTGTAATTGGTAATCGGATTATCTTTTCGGGCTTTGTATTTCCGTTTCACGCCTTTACGTGAGGGATGTCGAGCAGGTTTTTTGCTGTGTGCTCCGTACTTAAAACCGTACCATGTACTCGACGGGTCTCTGCGTTTGACATCTGCCCAAGGCTGCCCATCGAACGCTTGCTCGTCGAAGTTCTGTGTAAAATGGTTCACTGCCAGTCGCCCGATAATGCGTCCGGCTTGTTTGGCAAACATCCGTTCTACCTTGCTTAAGTCCTTCTCGAAAGCCGAAAAATCGTTCATAAAAAAATTATTAAAAAAAAATTGAACTTTTGATATTAATGTTCGTATATTTGCAATGATCGGAAGCCCGACAAAGTTCGGAGGCAAAGATCAAACCTCCCGACAAAGAGTTGTTGTTTGTCAACAAAACAAGGCTGGCATTTATGTCAGCTTTTTTTTGTCCAGGTATAGTAGTATGTTCGAACATTATTAGATTTATCAATAATAATGAATTGTTCAAAATTGGGGTTATCAGCCCACCCGTACAATTGATGTTTTATTCGATTATACAATTCATCAGATGTTTTGTAGATACTCGAATTTTCCATTTTATATACTACAATTTTGCAAGATTGATCATAAGCTTTTTTAAGGGTGTTAGACACATCAGCTCCTTTATTATGCTTGAGGTCTGCAATTTTACCGTTGATGTAAAATTCAGGGTTTTTGTTATTTTCAAAATTAGAGTGATGCTTGATTTTTAAGTCAATTCCTTTTAGTTGGTCTACGATTAATTTTGCAGCTTCAAAATTTTCTTTCAGGTCTTTTTTGTCAGCGAACAAATGTACCGAAATAGAACTGTCATTTTTTGCGACATAATCGGGCTTGCCGTAGCTTAACTTAGCTAGACTTCTGTGCATCGCTTCGGTAATTGAGACTGCACCCTTCTTATCGACATTAGCAAAATAGGTATGCTCACGGCTAAACAAGGCTTTGCTCTTTGCAGGGTTTCCAGGTATGCCTTTTGGCACACTCACTTTAGGGATATCGCCATTTGTAGGTTTTTGGTCGGTAGCACGCACACGGCACTTACAGTTCCAACCGTTGGGAGGCAAATGGGTATTCCAAAACGAGTCGTCGATGGGTCGGATAATACCGTACAATTTTTGATGGTCGCTTCGTTTCTCGGCGGATCGGCTCGGCAGATACTCCAAGTTGGGGAACTCTTTTCGGGTGCGTTCAAAATCGTTCCATTGTTTGGTTGCACGGGTCGCTCTCGAAGCCATATTGATTTCGGCTTCGGTTTGGCGTTGGTAGGCGTTCATTAGGGCATCACGTTCCTCTTTGGTTCGTGTGGCCAAAAGAGCAGCGAAATGAGCCGATTTATGGGCTGAAAATTCTGCTGCATTTTTCTTTAGTTTTACGGCTAAATCGTAATCGGCATCGCCATACTTTGTAGGCATCGCTTGGTCAATCGTTTGAATGTACTCGGTAGCAGAATGTGCCCACAACGATGGCGAAAACTTTTTATCCTGTGCCACTTCGTCAAAAACCGCTTGTCGGTCTTGCACCTCGCTGTTTAGTTTGAACCAATTTTTAAAACGATGTACCAAGGTTTCGAGTACACTTGGGTGTCCACATACTTCGCAATAGTCGTGGTCTATTTCCGCCCCCAGTTCTTGGGGGCTGATGCGAAAAAATCTGTCGATGCGTTTAAGTTGGGTGCAGGGCTTTGTCGTTTTTCAGTAACTGGTACACCGAATGTTTGTGTAATGAAATCCTCATCGACTTCGTAATAATTGAGCAGCCCTTGTGTAATCGTCCAAATTTCCGATAAGCTTTTCGATTGCTCAAAACTAATGCTTATGTCTGCAATCGGGTAACCAATCGAAAGTAGCTTTGGGAATAACTCGCTGTTGATATACGATTCGATAAATTGAATGTCTGCGTCGGTAATCGACAAACCGATACGTTCGCCTACCTGTTCCTTTGCGAGCGAACCACCTTGCGATGCATCACCGACCACTGCTCCGTTAATCAATTGCGAAATCTCGGCATTACACATATTGATAAGATTACTATACACAGCCCCATCGGTTCTTGCCGATTCGACAAAAGTTATTTCCTCGTCGTTATCGATAACCGCATACGATGCTACTCCCATGTTAATCATCATGTTTTCCATATGATTGAGGCTCTCTGGGTCTTTGACATTCGTTTTGCCGTACCGAAGCGGCATGCCGAATATCTCGGTAAATTCTGACCATGCTGACTGTGTGAAACGCTTATACAACACATGAGGTGCTGCTTTCGATAACAAGCCGAGGTCTTTTGGGTCTCCGACTTCAATCAGCCAACCGGCATATTGTTTATCGGTTCGGTAACTGATGCCTTTATCATCGTCTTGTTTAAATACAAAAAGTCCACGCTCAGGTATGACGTGTCGGCGATTGACCAGTTCAATTTTCTTAATCAGACCATCGGCAATCTCGCTGATCTGAATGAGCGAGTGTCCGTAAAAGAGAGCGTTCATGGCATGTTCTATAAATTGATAAAACCACGGCTGTTTAAATAAATTAGTCAAGTCGGCATTGGCTTTACCATCTTTATCGACGAGGTTAAACGGATGCCCTTTTACAGCCAGTATTCGCTTTTGTATTTCGGTTGTAACACGTGCGTCGAGAATCAGTTCGTCGTATAAGTTGTAGAGCAAAATACGACGTGGATTGTCGATGGTTTCTGCTACTTGCATGGCGGTTCGCCAAGACTTGATGTCTTTTCTTGCTCTTGCCACATTCGAGGCAATCAGTTTGTCTAATAGTTTATTTGGTCTGCCCATGATTAATAAAAGTTTTCTTGTTTTGGTAAAGTGCTGCCGTATCGGATTGGAAATTTCGTGGTAGTTTCGGGGTTTTTATGAGGGAGCAATGGAGCAGCAAAACCGTCGGCCACTTGTTCGAGCCAAGTGCGAGCGGTCTGATAGCGTTCTTTGCGTAAGTCAGGAATATGGTCGGGCGATATCCTTGCATGAAGGTGATAGAGCACCATATCGACAAGATACATGACCACCAATTGGTTTTTACTCAATGGGTCGAAAATAGCGACTACATCGAAGCGAATATTCAAATACGACTTCATCTCTTCGATGGCTCGGTTTTCGGCAATGTCAATCAACTGCGGATTGTTTTCTGTAATGCCATTCAAAGTATAATTGTCGATGGCTTGCAATAAGTCGTCTGAATTTAAAAATTGCATAATCTTAGTATTTACGTGATTCTCGTGTGTGTATTTTGAATGGCTTGGCTCGATACCTTACATATCGATCCAGATAATCAAACGCCTCTTTATCGGCATCGGGGGCGTCGTCGTGTGTTTTGTAACCGGGCTCAAGTCCTTTAAGTTGAGCCAATCCCTCTTTGGTGTCGTTATTGTTTTTTAACTTATCGGAATAGTACACCCTGCCGTTTTGGTATTGAGGGTGCATTTCGAGCATCCGGTCGTACTTACGCATTCTCGACCGTTCGCTTTTAACAAGATTCAAAACAATCTTATAGTAGGCTTCGACCTCCGATATGATTCGATAAATTTCGTCGTTCCAAAACTGAGCCTCGAATCGGAATGGCACACTGACACTTTTGGGTAATGCGATTTGGTACTCGGCGATCCAAATGAGAGCATCCTTAATTTTGCTACGTTTTACAAAGTTGTCGAGAAGGTATTTCTTTCCGTCTTTAGCACCCCACACCCGAACGGCATTATAGTCGGATGTACTTGTGCCGGCATATGCTACGTCCCATGTTCCGACAATGGCATCAAACGAATCGAGCCGTGGCAAAGTGCACCATTGAATCATGTCATCGGTAAATACCTTGCCCTCGACATGAGGGTCGTTATTGTACTCTGCCAACGCTTCCAAAATGCCCATCACTTCGATTAAATTAGTGTAATAGTCAGGCGGATATTTTGCAGACCAAATCGGCAGTAATGTTTCGGGGTCGAATGCCTTTTGTTCGAGCACAATCCACCCCTTATTTTCTTCGATAATCTTGGTGAATATCATTCGTGGAGCGAATTGGTTTTGAGCCAAAATAACTCGCATTCGCTCACCGTCTATGGTTGGTAAAATACCCGACAATAGCCACTTTGCATATTCATCTTGACGTTGTGGGTTCTTCAGTGTTTCTTTGGTTTCCCAGTCGTCGCAGACAATGTAGTCAGGGCGAATGCCTCCGACACGCAATCCGCGAGGTTCTTCACCCATTCCGAGCGATTTGGCAATGAATCCATTTTTGGTTACAAAAAAACCCTGTTCCCAATGCCCTTGGTTTTTTTGTTCACCGAAATCGTGAATCAATTTGCTGTTCCCCTCGAACTGCAATCGTAAATCATCGAGCAGTATTTCGCCTTTATCGGCATTCTGACCAATCAGCAGTAAGAACTTGATATCGTCGTTTATCCAAAGCCAAAGCGGAACAGATACATCGGCAACCACCGACTTGGCTAAACCCCGACCCCATTTTAACCAAGCTGCAATACGTTTATTTTGCTTAATTTTTTTTGCCGATTTAATGTGAAAATCGGGCGTCTCGGTAGTGGCAAATGTGGGCAGATATTCTTTAACAAAAAAAGCGTAATCCGATTTGGCCTTTGCAATTCGCTCGGCTTTATCCTTTGGCGTTTCGTTGTAATTAACCGCGGTATTCTCACGCAGTTGCTTGACTTTGATTAACCAATCTTTTTTGGCTTGTATGTCGATTTGCTTTGCCATTATACACCCTTCTCTCGTGCCACTTGATTAATAAACAGATCGCTTATTTCGAGCACAGGCATCAATAAATCGGGTTTGTTTTTTTGAATGTAATCAACAAATTCCGAAACAACCTCAATATACTTATGCAAAGGCTTTATCGAGAACAGCTCAATTTCACGTATTAACACAGCCTTTGCATCCGACTGCGATTTATCAGGTATGCCTCCTTTTTCGTCGATAAAGTCGTTCAATGCTTTTAGTTGACGATAGGCATCTTGTAGCAATTGCGGACGAGTAATCGTTTGCATTTGACGTTGTTCGTCCCAGCCTTCTGACTCAATCCATGACCGTAATGTTTTTTCGGTGGTGCCTACATTTTGAGCAATCAATTTTCGGCTCAATACACCTTTTGTGTAGAGCATTTTTGCAAGTGCTTTCTTTTCTATCGGTTTCATATTGAGCAAAATTCGACATCGAAAAGGGAAATTTCAAAACATCAAAGTGTCATACGTGAAGGAAAAACACGTAGCGTGTCGAATATTAACGTGGCATACAATTATAATTTGGGTACATGCAAAAAGCATTTGATATTTGCCACTCACAAACTTGTTTTTCACCGATTTAATTCAGACTTATGAGCAAAAAAATATTCATACTATCAGACGAAACAAAGAACTCGCACGGGTTCATTGTTGACTCTGCGAAACTCGATTTATCTCGTTTCAAAGGGAATCCGGTCATGCTGTATAATCACGATCAGTTAGTCGGAAGATGGGAAGACATCGAAATGAAAGATGGCAAGTTAACAGCCACTCCGGTATTTATGGACGAGGCAGGCGAAGAATTGAGTCAAAGAGTGAGCAAGCGGGTTGATAAAGGATTCGTTAAAGGGGCCTCATTGGGCATTAACATTACAGCGGTCGAACATACAGAGGGCGAAGTGCCACGTGTATCGGGAGAGGTCTTAGAAGTAAGCGTTGTCGATATACCCAGTAATGCCAACGCCATTGTTTTGTACGACTCGAACGGGGCTAAGCTTACCGGATCGCACTTACAATTGGCACTCGAAAAAATTACTAAATTTCCACAAACAATTACATCAGAAATGAAATTCAAATCAGAAACTTACAAAGCTCTCGGTCTGCAAGAAAATGCAACGCAAGAGCAAATCGACGATGCTGTGAAACGCATGTCCGAAAAACTGGCTGCCGCACAATCAAGTATTGAGGCTGAACATAAGCTGAAAGTGAAAACAATGCTTGACAAAGCCATTGCCGACGGTAAATTGAAAGCCGACGATCGCAAAATATACGAAGATTTGGCGGATGTCAATTTCGAATTAGCGACAAAAACGTTTGCCTCTCTCCCTGCTATGCAAAAATTAGCCGGTCAAGAGCAACATGGCAGTTCAACCGAAGACCGAAGCAAGTGGACATTTGCCGACTGGAGAAAAAAGGACACTGCTGGATTGTTAAAACTCAAGGCCGACAAACCCGACGAGTATGCCGAAATTATCAAAAAGTAACTAATAGTATTCATAAATAATATTTTAAACAAAATGAAAGCCTTACATTTATTATCACACTATGCGTTTGCATTATTTGCAGTACTTCTTATGTCCACGGCCATTGCAAGCGCAATGGATTGGGATTTACAAACAACGGCCATCGGTGTCGGAGTGGGTTCTTTTTTTGTCGGGGGTGCCGGTCAGAATATTTTGTACGTTGGTCTAAGTAAAGAAATTTGGTTGCCTGATTTAATGGAGGGGTTCTACCAGAATACATCCTTCCTAAGTCGGACACGAGACATGAGTGCATTTGTCGATAACGATAAGATCAATCTAGCAGAGGCAGGTGTCAATCCGAATGTGCTAATCAATAATACCACTTATCCAATCCCAGTATCGCAACGAGCCGACGCACATATATCGCTTGAACTCGACACATACGATACAGAAAATACGGTAATCCGAAACCTCGAAATAGCAGAACTGTCATACGACAAGCGAGCTTCGATATTATATGGACACAAACAAGCCTTACTGCACAAGTTTGCACAAAAAGCAGCACATGCCTACGCACCGAATGCGAATGGGGAGTTTACTCCGATTCTTGCTGCAAGCGGCGACAACAACGGAACAGGTGTCAAGAGATTGACATTCGAAGACGTTTTGGCCTTGATGGTTCGATATAACGATATCGACTTGCCTACCGAAGGCAGAATTTTAGTATTAAGTCCGCAACACGAAGCTGACTTGATTTTGCAAGACAAAAAACTGTACAAAGCAGTGATGGACTCGAAAAACCTGTTTGGATTCGAAGTTTTCGTGTACTCTAAATTGGCCAAGTTCAACAGAACCACTGGCGTTAAAGTGGCCTTTGGTGCAGCACCTGCCGCAACTGATACCATCTCATCATTGGCCTATCAAGCCAACGAAGTAATGCGTGCCCAAGGTTCACTCGACATGTTTGCCGACTTAAAAACGGCTACAGAGCGAGGCGACGTGCTCGGTTTTCAAATGAGAGCCTTGGCTTTGCCAATCAGAAACAAGTCGATGGGTGCTATTTATAGCCCTGCAATCTAAAGAAAATGCGTGTAATCAATCACATAGTTGTTCATTGTACTGCTACAGACCAAACAGCGTCTGTAGCAGCTATATTGAACTATTGGAAAACCAATCTAAAGTGGCAACGCCCCGGGTATCACTATATAGTGAAGTCTGACGGTAAGATTGAGCAATTGCTCGATGAAGCTATTCCGAGCAATGGTGTGGCAGGTCATAATTTTGATTCAATACACATCTGTTGGATTGGCGGTCTTGGTGGTGTCGATAACAGAACATTGGTTCAAAAATCGGCTTTAGCTTCAAAGATTAAGGAATTACACGCAAAATACCCACATGCAAAAATATTAGGACATCGAGATTTCCCGAATGTAAAAAAGTCGTGTCCGGCTTTTGATGTAGCTAAATTTTTAAAACAAATCTCGTTATGAACGAATTATTATTAGTTGCCGTAGGCTCAGTTTTCAGTTCTCTGATTACGTGGTTTTTTACCCGTCGAAAACAAAAAGCGGAGGTCAGTGCCACAGAGGTTGACAATGTGGAAAAGGCTGCAGCGATTTGGAGAGAGAGTGCCGAGTACCTGAAAAAGGAGTTAGAGCAAATTAGAACTGAGAATAGTTTATTGCGAGAGGAGATGAAAAAGCTCGAAAACCGCATGATTCAGTTAACCGGTGAAAATAAAAAGCTACGCCAAGCCATCGAACAGCAAAGATGAAAACACTAATTATCATACTTATTTCGATTCTGATGTGGTCTTGTGCCACGAAACCGCATGTAACACAATATCGTTCAGATAGCTTAGTTTACGTTGAAACGGTCAAAATCGATACACTCCGAATACCGGCAGAGACCTTGCAATTTAGAGTGCCATTTTATCAATTGGTTCGCGATACGATGTACACTCAACGAAAAGGACGTATCGAAACCAAACTGGTGTATACCAACGGAAATCTATCTGTACTGAGCACATGCGACAGCCTCGAACGTTTGGTGTTAAGCTATCAAAAAACATGGCTGAAAACCAATAAAGAAACTCGAACCGAAAAACCTCCCGACAAATCATTTACGTGGTGGCTTGCTGTTGGAGCTGCTATAACTGTAGCTCTTTATTTTATAATTAAATGGTTATTAAACAAATTTTAAATAGGAAATGGAAAAACAAGAACTTATCGCAAAATCTAAAGAGGTTTTCGAATATCATAAAAATGCAAAAAAGGTTATTGCAACAGGCGACGGAAATTTCTTTTTACCTGAAGCCCTAAACTTAGCAAACGACCATGCTCGTCGAAATGGGGTTCAAGTATTCGAGATAGCAAGAGGCGATGCTTTTGTTGAGCTTTCGACTACGGGGGAACAAAATCCAAGACNCGAAGCCGATAAAAAAGGTATTGCAGAGCTGAATCTAAAAAACCTTGATTTGACTCAACCGGTCGACTACAATGTGCTGAAAGCATTAGCTGAAGACCTTGAGTTGTTGCTCGAAAACAAAAAAGCAGCAACTATTTTGGCAGCATTAATTGAGTATAAATCCAAATTAGAATCGTAATGAACGACGTAATTATTAACAAACTGAACGGAGGTCTCGGCAGACGAGAACCTGCAGCAGACATGGTCAGCGGTTTGATTGCAAATGGAATTGCTATTGTCGGAGGCGTTCAACTCGCCGAGGGTTACAGGCTCAAAGGCATAAAAGATGCCCTCGCCATCGGCATTACCGAAGCATACGACACAGCACACACGATTCTCGTGTACGAGCACATCAGCGAGTTTTTCCGAATCAACCCCAATGGCGACTTGCATATTATGCTCGTTGACCAATCAGTCGGATTCGACACCATGCTCGACCCAGCACAGGCATACGCCAAAAAACTGTTGGTCGAAGC